CACGAAATTTTACAATATACTTTCAGACAATTTGCGGATGTAAACCACGATTGGTCATAGATGCCCGAATTGATTAGATCAATCGTCAAATCGTAGTATCGATAAATGCCTGAGGTAGAAGTCAGCACCATTGAAGCATCATACCAAAATTGCCCCGATTGATAACTGACTTTTGTAGCAGGGAATGGGCTTGAACCTGTAAGATCAAAAGTTGCTTGAGTAGCCTCGCCATCAATAAGGCTCAGCGCGTTGCCTATTGCCCCATTCTGAACGTGATTAAGCGACACCCTTGCGCCTTCTCTTCCTCGGCTCGTAACACCGATAACGATTGATTCGCCATTGGTGTAATCGTACCATCCTAACAGGGTGCTAATGCCAAAGGTATTTCCATTGACATACGTTACGTTAGCATAGTAGGAATTTATTAATGCCCCACCACTATCGTAGATATTTACAATAATTGTATCTCCAGTACGAAACCCTTCTTCCTCGAAGTTTCCACCTAACCATGTTACTTCGTAGGCAGGGATATTTAATGAAAGATTCACTGTTGCTGATGAACTTACTGAAATAGATTCTCGAAGCCGAAAATTAACCCGTTGCAGATCGCCTACATTACCTTTGTAGAAGGTGCGAATAACACCGAACATATCTACATATTGCTTACTTTGTACGATTATCGGCATAGCGTTCGTATATTTGATTGATTCGGTTAATATCGTTGGTCTTCATTGCCTTCATTGAGTCGTTTATGTCCCTCATGATTTGGTCGGCTAATTCAGGATTCTCATCTGACAGGATCGCCAATATTCGCTCATTTTCGTTGAGCAGTTTTTGCAGATTCTCAGTAACTGCTTTTGCATAGGTTTCAATGTTTTCTGTTCCTTCCATAATTATGCTATTTGTGTAACGTAAGTTTTGCCATTTGCCCAATTTGTGCGTGTCCGGAAGGATATTTGTGCGAAGGATTTTTCATCAATCCATTCTACCTTTAGGATTTCCACCAATACCCCATCGACATTTACAAAATTGTTTGATTGTAAAGTTACGAAATCTTGTGCAGTCATTCGCACCCTTACCCCTTCTCTAAGTATCCAGTCGTTTTGTTGAATTGAATTGATTTGGTGGTAACCATCCCAAAGTGCTTTTGCGCTGCAGAAGTCCAAATAATCAGGTCGCTGAACAAACGATTCTACCACGAATTCGCCTATATTTGCGTACATTACTTTTGAAACGGCAAAGTATTGTTGAGATATTCGTATAGCGTCCTTCCTTGAGTTGATTTGCGCCACGAAGGAAGTACCCCCACCAAATACGCCTGTAACGGCATCAACGACTGCTAAAAGTCCTTTGGCTAAAGCCTCAATAATGGTGAGTTTATCTTTGCGCCTTGCAAGTGCGAATGGAATGTTTACATCGTTCAAACCACGAATTAAAGTAAGTTGTGGATCGGTAACAGGGAATAAAGGCTCAGTAGAGAATTCTGCGTCATGCGCCCCGTATACCTCGCCTTCGCAGGTATGCAGATCGGTGAAGTCGGTTTGGTAGTGAATATAGTATCGCTTCCATACCTCACCATTGGTCGTCATGTAGGAATACTCATCGTCTCGTTGCGATTGCAATGACAGGGATGGAACTATATTCGTCATAGCCTGTGTATTTAGCCAATCTCTGCGCTCTAAACGTACTTGATTGTTCCTTACTATTAAACGGGCATTAAACATCGTCTCAAGGGCTTCTATGAACGTGCCTAATGTTGGTGTAGTATCTGATGAAGTTGGATACCCCTTATTGTAGGCAGGTGAAACGGCTGAAACCACCTTATCAAAGATTGAATCTGCATCCCTCACCAATGGAACACCCACGAATACCCATTGTTTGCTGATTGTTGCGGATGCAAAACTATACCCCATGTAGTTGCAGGACTTTTCCAGTAGATCAAGAAATCTCGTCCCTAAAAAGTTCCTTTTCGGTGGGAAGTAAGTCGCCAATAACTGCGCCCCCAATTTTATGACTGCAACCAACACTGCTGCAGTGTAAATAATTTGTGCTGCTGCCTTCAAACTCGCTGCGATAATAGCACCCGTATTGACCACAGGTACACCTGCAAGAGTAAAGGAAGGAATTGCTGCCATCTGAACGTCTGCGATTGCTGATGCAGTATCTTTTATCGCTTGGATCAGTTCCTTGGTCATAATGAACGCCACAATACCCAATTGTAATGAAGCCTCCAGTTGATTATCCTTGACAATAAAGTACGGGACTCTACGAATACTAAAGTCCACGCCTTGCGATACCATGTACTCGAAGGAAAGCCCTGCTGCCTGTGTCCTGAAGTCGTCAAGATAGCCCCTACGAATGATTGTAATTTCCACTTCGTGTTGCCTTACTTTCATGCCCTCGATTAGATCAACGTAGTATTGCAATGTTATGCCACCTTCCATCGTTACTTTGTACGGGATCGCTTGGAATATACCCACTGAAGCGATGTGTTGGTCAATTATGTCCTTGGCTTCCCTTGGAAGAATGATTGTGTCAGTGCTAAGGGATAGTATTTCCGGATTTCCACTGAAATCTGAGATAACACCGATTTCTAAGCGATTTCTCGGTGTTATTTCTATATCGTTGAGGTAATGTATCATTTGCGTACTTTGAATCGATTATACGTTGTGCTATTGCCTCTCACGCGCTTTTCTACAATTTCCACGACTGACTGCGTAATTTCGCCTAATTCGATATTCGTCTCAGGTTTGTCCTTGATGATTTGCTTGAGGTCTTTGATTTCGTTTACAAGTAAGGTCAGTTCCAGTGCGGATGCCGATTGTGTCGCCCCCTCCATCATTTTGCCGTTCTGATATTCCTGAGCCACCTTTGCCAATTGCGTATTGGTAAGTGAACCAATCTTCTCGTTAAGGCTCTTAGGAATTACCCTCTCATTTGGATGCAGTACGGCATGGAATCCACCCTTACCATCAACACCACGCCCATTGGTGCCTGTATCCTCAGTTCCTTCAAGGAAGGTAGGAAGGGAAGCAATGAACTGCTGAAGAAGGGTAGTGTCTCGAATCGTTTCGGCTAATGCATTCTTTGAGCCGTTTTCCACCTTTTGCGAATACGTTGAATACACTGACTCGGCTAACTTGATTCGTTGTTGGCGTTTCTGCTCTCGTTCTTTCTTCATGTTTGCCTCATCGATAATGCGTTGTTGTTCCGCAAGTGATTGTTGCGCATTAATGTTGCCCTGCTCGGCTAAGGATTTGTAATTCTCGTATTGTTTTTCTGCTGCTGCAATTTCCTTATCCAATTGGTCAATTCGCTTGTTTGAATATTGTATGAACAGGTCTGCAGTTTGTTTGAATAACTCCCGTTTACGCTCCTCGGCTGCCTTTATTTTTGCAAGTTCATCTTCGCGATCTTTATCTGCTTTTTCCTTGTTGTTTTCGCGCCATGTTGCCACGTTCTCGTCTGCCTCTTTAGTCAGGTTAGTAATAACCTCAATTGATGCCTTTTCTAAGGCGTAAATTTCATCTGCCGTATTCTCGGTTACTATCTTGTTTTCCAATGCAAGATCAGAAACCCTTGTCTTTTCTTGGTCGTCCAGTTCTTTAACCTTCTTTTGATAGTTGGCTTGGATTTCGGTCTTTTCAGAAGCCAATAATTTATCGTTTTTAAGAAGTTCGTCCCTTTCCTCCTCCAATTGTTTGTAGCGTTCTTTTTTCTCCCTCTCGTAAGTGTCATTATTCATTTTGATTGTAGCATCCCTACGTTGTTCTAAGTTCCGGATTTCTACCCCGTACTTTTGGTCGGCTAACTCTTTGAATTTTTCAAGGGAATATGCTCCTGTTTCTAATGCTAATTTTTTCACTGCTTCGGCTTCCGCATTGATTTGTTCTTCCAATTTAAGTTCGGCTCTTTTTTGCTCGATAACGTACAGGTCTTGCAGAAGTTTTTGTTGTTCAGATATGTAATCGTTCAGTTTCTTGAATTCGGTATTTTGCTTATGGTGAGCATCAGTATTGTCGTTTGTTACCTTGGTGTTGTCTCCAGTGCTACCTGAATATTGTCTGAGTTCGCTATCATCGAATACAGGAGTCAAAGCAGTGTTTAGGATCGTTTCCTTTTGCATCTTGATATATTCTGCTTCTGCCTCTTTTGCTATGTCGCGGATACCTTCGTAATAGTCCCATGCTGCATTGGTAGCGTCTGATAATTCTTTCTCTCCAGTCGCACCAAAGAATTCGAACATATTTGACAAAATTTTGTCGGTCATTCCACCCTCTCTAAATGCTTTAATTGCCCTTGCTGCTTGGTCGTATGCTGCTCTTGCCTCAGCCATTTGTCGCTGAGTAGTTTCGAATCGAATTCTTGCCCCTTCCTGTTTTGCTCTCGCTTCTAATTGTTGGTCTAATTTTGTGTATTCTTGCCTTGCCTGACGCACGAAGGCTGCCTCATCAGAAAGATTCTTTAATGTTGTTCCGTACTTGTTATTGATGTCGGTAATCAATTTACTTCGTTCCCTTGAACCTTGATTCGTTTCCAATAGGGCATCGAACATCAATTTGAGTTCAGTTTTTTCCCTGTGTACGTTCACTGCGACTGTGTCAGTTGCTGAACGCAGTTCTTCCTGTGCTGCTACAAGTTTTCGCGTACCTTCTCCTGCTGCCCTCATTTGCATTGCAATCTCAGCAATAACCACTAAGGCGATACCCACTATGTTCTGCTGAATCATTCGCCCCAATCCTGCGAATGCTTGACCAATGCCATTTAATACCCCCTTCATACCTCCTACGCTTCGTGCTAAGTTCATGAATGAAGAAGCCATCAATTTGTTGTACAGTAAGGTCGATTTGACTATGATTTGGTAACGAATCCATATCTTGATAACCGATACCAAAGTGTCTAAGATCAATTCAAGATTGTCGGCTAAAAAGCGAATCGCTTTTGTGAAGGAAGTACCTGCACCCGTAGCGTCATTAACTTTCAATAAGTACCCTTCCCATGCAGAAGTCAGTAGGAATAATGAACCTTGAATCGAATTTAACTGCGTGTCCGCCATTGCTTTTGATGCCCCTGCCGCATGGTTGTATGTATCGCTTAGTTTCTCAACCTTATCTTGATTCTCGCTCAGGATCAATAACGAAGTTTGTGCCGTTCGTCCTACCTCATCGAATGCGTCTTTAAGGTCAAGCCCTTTTTCGCTCAATTCCTTTAATGCACCTTTGGCATCCTTTCCAGTCATAGCCATGTCGGTAAAGATTCTTCGCAGGGAAGTACCTGCTTGTGAACCTCGAATACCATTGTCTGCCAAAACTGACAGGTACGCTGATGTTTGTTCAAGGGATATACCTGCTGACTTTGCCACAGGCGCAACATATTTCATGGATTCAGCGAACTTCTCCATATCGAGTGCCGATGAGTTGAAGGATTTCGCCATTACGTCATTCACCCGTTGCATATTGTTTGCATCGATTCCAAATGCCCTCATGGTTGCTCCTGCCACTTCTGCTGCTCGTCCTAAGTTAGTTCCAGTCGCCCCTGCTAAGTTCAATACTGATTCGGTTGCGTTTAGGATTTCATCCTCTGAGAAACCTAACTTTGATAACTCAGTTTGAAGCGTTCCTACCTCAGAAGCCGTAAACCTTGTTGTTGCCCCTAATCGCTTTGCATCGGTTTCCAATTTAACTATCTCCCCTCTTGACTTGCCTAATATGGAAGCAAGATTCTGCATTGATTGGTCGAAGTCCTTAACAATACCGAATGCGCCTTGAATTACGCTACCTGCGGTAAACGCTAACCCCAATTGACCTAATGCATTCTGCAATCCTCCTAATGCCTCTCGGTAGTTTCCTACGTTCCGGAAGTTATCTCCTACGGTCTTGTCAAGTTTTTTAAGTTGAGCATCACCCTGTTGGGCTGCTTGAGTTGTCCTTTGGTATTGCGATTGAAGATTGCGCCACTCTGCAGTGTGCTTCTTCCCGTTGGCTTCTAATTGCAGAAGTTCTGCGCCTAAACGCTTGGATTCATTCTTTAACTCCCTTGTGTTTTTTTCAAGTTGCTTGTAAGCATTTGCCTCGTCTTGAGCCACTTTTGCCGCCCGTTCAGATTGCTTCGTTAATCGCTCCTGTTCACGTTGCCTATCGCGATCGGTCTTTATTTGTTGTTGTTCAGTTCTAAGCCGTTGTTGTGCCACCTTCTCTGATTCCTGCATCGCCTTTTGCATTTGGGCATCTGCTTGTGCCTTCATGCGTTCAATCTTGATGGATTCTTCCATCAGTTTATTGGCTTGTCGTGTAGCGTTTACGAATTCATTAACCGATTTCGTTGAATCGAACTTTGCGCCACCTACTGCAGATTTCATTGAATTTGCTATCTTCTTGAATTCAGCATCAAGTGAATGCAATTGGTCGATTGTTTTCTTTGCAGATTGCCTGATACCCTCGAATATGTCTTCCTTTTCGAATAGGTCGGTACTTCTAATTCTTTTTGCCATGCTCTATGTCATTTGTGCGTTTAAATTCTTCCAGTAGAGTAAAATATTCCCCTGTTGTAATCTCCTTCACCCGTAGCCAATAGCCTACGAACTTGGATAAATGGACTAAGGTCTGCTCGATAGTCATGCTTACCCCATTATTCGATAACATTATTTTGAGATTCTCCTCCTCTATCTCTAACAAAGTTAGTGAAAACTTGTCTTTGTTTAGGATGTAGTCAAGTTGTATTTGCGCTTTTGTCTGAATTAACTTCATCAACGCCTTATAGTGCTTCGTCATGCCGTATTTCTTCAGATAGGCATCATGGATACGTTCCCATGCCTGTTCGTCCTTCTCAGGCGTTCCTATTGTGCCACACCTAACAAAGTGAATGTTGCCTTCAAGACATTGCAACCAATTAAACAGGGGAAGGTCATCGATTGACTGATAGTACCCTGTTAATTTCGTTTCGGTATCTCCGGAGGAGTTCGTACGCCAATTTGTCCATGTTGTCGTCAGTAAGCCCGATGATTGCCTCAGTATATTTGTAAAATAAATTTTCAGTTTCTCCCTGTTCATTTTCTTTTAATGGATCAGCATCGATTTCGATGTAATTAGTATAAATATAGATTATCATGGAGTCATAAAATTCTCCAGTATCTTTTAAAGTGTAGTGCGTTCCTGCCTTTTTTAATGGGTTAATTTTTTCGGTAAACTCAGAATAATACCCAATGATGTCCCCGTCCATATCAATCCCTTTTTTGAATAATTGTTCGTTCCGGATGAGGTCTAAAATCCACTTCCTGAAGATAGGATCGTTGAAGGCGTTTCGCCAAAAATATTGTTCGGTTAACATCAGTGATGACCTGTTCAAAAGTTGCCCTAAAACTGTCTCCATTAACTTCATTTCTTCTATTTTTTATTAAATTTTTACCTCCGTGGAATCCCTGTCTCATGGCGCATCCGTCACTTCTCGAAAAAAATGACCTACGACCTGTTAGAAGGGGTAAAGTCGCTTAGATGCGCTTATTTTGCGCCTCAGAGCATTTCAATATAACGCCATTTTTACCCAAAAAACACCATTTTTTACCCCAATTTTGACCACTTTTTTTGCCCTTTTTTGAGTCCATTTTTGTCAATTTTGAAGGTAAAAATAAGGGGCATATTTCGAAAAATACACCCCAAATTTTTGTGTCAATAACCACCGAATTATTACACTGCGGTGAAAGTTAATGAACCTGTGAATCCAGTTTTAACGACACTCAAAGTATACGAATCACCCGTAACGAAGGAAGCCAATAAAACGTATTGTCCATCGACTGGCTCAGACACTGCGGTAATAGGGAATACTGCCGCGTTGGTGTTATCGTAGATCGAGAAATCTGCTAATACTGCCCCTTTGAATTTCAATGGGTTAAGTGCAGTTCCATAGTCGAAGGTAGCATCCACTTGGATAGAAGTGTTAGCCACTTGAACAGGATTGATAAGATTAACATCCAATAAACCTTTCAAGGTGTTGAAGTCAATTGCCTCATCTGCCGTAATCATCCACATGGTTGACTCATCGAAGAATCGATTGAAGTCGAATGCTAACATGATCTTTTGAACTGTTGAATCAGTTGCAAACATCATAGTTGGATTCCATGACTGATTGTCCACAGGGATTGGATATAAGTAGTCACCCACTTTGCTACCCACTAATGAACCATTGATGTCAACGATGTAAACACCGAATTCTACGCATCTTCCGGAGGATAATTTCCCTAAGAATTGAGGCGTTGCATCATAAGCCCAAAGTTCGCCTGTGAAAGATCGCTTCCCTTGACGAAGGTAAGCCATGCGCCCTGAGTTCGCTTCTTCGAACACTGTTTCCGCCTTCGGCATCTCCACGTTCTCGAATGCAGGTAATGGATACCAACGCTGACTCTCATCAGGATCGTTGACTAAGCCCGTCCAGTTAGGAAGTGCCACTGTCAAATCAATGTAGTTATATGCACCTGCATTGTCTTGTAGAGGCACTAAAATAAGTTTGCTCGTTACGCTTTGTAAGGGCAAACAATTTGGTCTACCTGTGTTAGATAAACCCATATCGCAATTACAACCTATTGCCATTGTTTTAAAGTATTAAAAAGTTTTACAAAAATTAACATATACAATTCGCCTTGTATTTAATCAAGCGAATCCTCAATTCAACCCCACTTAAATTAGCATCAAGAATGTTCGCAAACATTCCATCTGTGCGCTCAGTACCAAAACGGCTGAAGGTGATTAACTCGTAATCGTCATATCGCACAAATCTTACATCTTCGTTCACTACGTTTAGGAATTCCTCGCATAACTTTTCCATTGGATACATGACGTTGTTTCGGTGGTCTTCCGTATAGTATTGAAGGACATTTGTCTCATCAAGAAAGAACATTCTTACATCAGCATCGAAGTCATAAGTACTTTCCATGCCGTATTTACGCATTCTCAGGACTTCTAAGAGCCAAACTAATGGTAACTTAGCACTAAGGTTAGGCGAACTGATAGTCCACTCTCTATTCGCTGCTAATTGCGTTCCTGTTATCCAATATGGAGTAGGCAGGGTAATAACCCCTTCTAAGTCATTTTGGTTATTAGGATCAACAGGCTCCCACGTTACCCACTCATTGTACTCAATGGTCAGGATTCGGTATTTCTCATCGTTGGAGTCCTCTACGATTTGCCCCACCTTCATCCACTTTGTATTGCAGATGTACGTCTTATCAGTGTTAGAGTCATAAACACCGAACACCGTAACGTCAAGAGAAGTACACAGGGACTTGATGATATTTGATACCTCGTTTGTCATATCCAGTATGCCATTAGTTTTTCCTTACCATTGTACAGGGTCATGTCGCCTACGCCTACTTGAACGACCTCATAAACTGCGTCCGGAGTGTTCCCGTTACCTGAAACACGAATTCTATCGCCATAAACAAATCCTGTAGTCAGTGCTTTGTTCAATGGATTCAAATTTTGTCCAGTTATTAAACCTTCCTTGACTACTGCCACACCATATTGCGCATCGTTATTACCCAAATTAATATTGACAATATCATTAGGCTGATAGCCAAAGCCACCCGATGAGCCAATTTGAACGCCTATAACTGTACCCGTGTTTGGATCAGTACTGATGTCGAGTAGAAGCCCTGAACCTGAGCCACCAAAAACTGGCACATCAGTAGCGTCAACATAGCCACCCGTACCACCTTGTACTAAGTTTCCGGATACCACTTCGCCAATCGTTTCGGCATAGATTTGAATCTTTGGTGAGCCTGTCATTACACCTTGTGAATTACCCACTTGTTGTACTAACAATTGCGCCCCTGTTCCAGTTCCTGAGCCTAACTGATAAATTGTGCCGACATTGTAACCATATCCACCATGCAGAATATCGTAGTCAAGCAATTCACCTGCTCCCCCTACCTGCGTTACCTCAATTTTGAATCCAGTGTTACCAACGAAATATTCATCTCCTGCCTGATAACCTGTACCCTGCATATCAATCGTAGCCACTTGCACCCATCCATTAACAACAAAGATATTTCTTTGACCACTGTAATAGTTGATGTTGTTCTGCTCTAATTGAATTGCAAGTATTTGTCCCAAAGGGAAGTCGTTCCAGTGCAGGAAAATGTAGTCCCGAATTGCAGTGAACGTCTTAATTGCCTCATTGTATCGATTGTACATCAAGGTATTTAGTGTTGATGAAAGTCGAGATAATTCGCTACGGGCAATCGTATTGCCAAATGGAGTCATCGTATTCATCGTGTCCTTAACGTATTCGAAATAAATGAAGCCTAAGAGCATTTCCGGAATTCCATTGGAAATTAATAACCGATAAATATTAACGTCCTCTGAGAATGGATTGTAAAAAAACAGGAAATTAGGCGACTGAGGTATCTGCGTTTGCTGATCTAAGTCTGCAACGAAGGAAGCATACAAAGTAGCACCAAATAACTCTGTCAAGTACAACGGCTCGTATTTGTCGATGTATGCCTGTAATTTCGCTGAGTCATAGATGCCCGTATGCAGTTCGTATTTACCCGTAAAGTCGCCTACCTGTGTTATCATTTCCTATTGTTTTTTAAGTTTTCCAATCCCTTTGCGAACAAAGATTTTGAGAAGTTCGCCTGTAACCTTCCAAATAGTCCCCTTGGGCATAGTTGGATTGAGTCCAGTTGCAATGATCTCGTATTCTTTCTTGTCGTCAACCTCGATGTCCAAAGTGAATTTCTCAGCAGTTTTCTCCACATGGATGTCTACACGCTTGGTGTCAACATCTGCAGTTACTCCCTCCTCAGTTTTATGAATTTCAACATCCACTTTGGGAGTATCGATTGTTATGTCCACCTCTTTCGCCTTTGGCTTCCGTCCTCGTTTTTTAATTTCCTGTGCCATTTTAAGTGAGATTAAATTATTGATTCAGATTAAAGTGCTGCGATTGCAGTTGTGAAGTCGCCTGTTACGAATGCGCCTGTATCGTTTTGCTTAACGAAAGAACATAAACGTGCTTCTGCTAAGATCGATACCATGTTTCGTGCAAAGTCATCACCTTCGTAGCCCACTTGGATGTTAACACCCTCGCGTACTCGTACATTGAACTTCGTGAAGTCGCCTACAAGGAAGTTATCAGAAGTCATGTTAGTTGAAGAAATAATAACTAAGCCACTCAATTGCATGTTTGGTGCCATCCCCATTGCGAAGTTCGGGTAAGTGTACTCACCTTGAGTCGTTTTGCTCATTTCGATACGTGCAACATCATCCGGATGAAGAACAATATGAGTAGGAGTAAAATTAGCCCCTTCGATTTGTGCCTTAGCCACTCGAAGAACATCGATTACTGTTGGGTTAGTAACTGCACCTGCAAAGATACCTGCAGCCCACGCAGTAGATTGATTGATAACACCATCGATGTTGTTACCTGCGCCATTTCCATTCAACAATTGGTCGTCCATGTTTTGTTCGATAGAAGCCATCAAGTCGTTGTTGATTTCAGCCTGAACGAATGAAAGATCACTCAACATTTCTTTAGAAACCTTGATGAATCCTGCCACCTTCTTAACTGCTACAGAAACCTCAGTGTACTGAACTTGTCCATTCGCTTTTGTTCCTGCTTCGTTGATGAATCCAGTCGTTGACTGAGTGTCTTGAGCAATGTAAGTAACGAACTTGCTTGAAGTAGTACCCACGTTTGAAATCTCCATGATTCTGCGGATAGGTCGCGCTATTTTGTTTACCCCTGCCTCAAGAGTAGTCAAGGCGTAAGTTCCAGTATAGTCGCCTGTGATTGTGGTGTCGGTCTTAACTTCCATGTTGAAGTCATTTCCTTTAGCCACGTTGTCAAGCATTTCGGTGTGCTTTTCTGCAACCACCATACGAATAGCCTGTGATAAGTTCGCAGGGGCTTTTTCGTTTGACTTTTTCGCAGTTTCTTTGATAGCCTCTAATTGACCTTCAAATTTAGCGATCGCGCTCTCGATTGATGCGCTTTTTTCCTCAAGGGAAGTTAATTTCCCTAATTCACTTTTGATAGCATTTACTTCCTCAGAAGTCGCCATCCCTTTTGTTTTTTCAGCAAATAGCCCGTTAAGTTTTTCGACTACTTGCTCAGGTGTTAAATTTTCCACTTTGTTAAAGTTTAAATTGTGTCCAGTTACTTGTTGGTGAACTGCTTAACCACTTGCGCCCAATCGAATTGTTGCGTTGGCTCTTCCTTGGCTGAGTGTTCGTCTTTTGCGAACGGCTCTGCAGTTGAGAGTAACATGAATTCGTTTTGAAGCCATTTTAAGCGCATCTCAAGTGCGTAACCCCTTTCGTCTGAGTATTCTCCTGTTGTAAGGGATTTGATTACGTTCTCGATGTGCTTAGAGGTCTCTATGAGCCTCGTGCGTTTATCCTCGGCTGACTTGACTTCCACCACTTGAGTGAATTCATTCGCGCCAAAGGTAACTGCACTACCCTCGAATAGTTTTACCTCTGTTATGTCGTAGTAGCCTCCAGTTGACAGGGAAGCGTCCTCGATATATTTGATTTTGTCTTGCACGTATTGGAAGCCAATGGAATGCTCTCGGATGATTCCCATCTTGTAGTCCTCCCATGCGTCTTTAGCGATCGTTGAGTTGCCCATTTGAGCCACCCCGAATAACCCGTAGTCGTCTTCCTGCAGAGTCAACCACTTACCAATTGGCTGCTGCCAATCGTGGTGCCTTAGGAATGCTATCTTGCGATTGCTCGTTGAGTTTACCCCACGTTCAGTGATGGACTTCGTGAACGATCCTTTCCGGATAATATCTGAGTCGCTATCCATTGAATCGAACTTTGACAGGTACACTGCTACCTGCCGCTTTTCAGAGTCCATGTCCTTGATGCCGTCAAGGGTCTTGGTGTTGTATAGATTTCCTTTCATATTGTAAAGTTAATAATCAATTCTCAATAAATGACGAATTTCTTCTTCGTCCATGTTCACTCCTAAATTCCGTAACTTCTCCAGTGTCTCGGCTTTTATCTTCATGGTGTTGGCTGCTTGGACTTCATCATCCTGCATGATCGGTAAATGGTCGAATTCTGCCTTCAGATAGAAGCCCTGCTCATGCAGTCCCCATTGGCGCATCATCGAGTCATAAAGGCTCTGCGTTTCAGGAATGATGGTGTCGGTGTAGATCATACGAATTGAGTCGCGCACATTGGAGAAGGTCGTGCCTTCCACCGAACTGAATATATTAGCATTCAGCCCGTATGCATCAAACAAAGCCAATTTGTCTGCAGTCAGTTCCTCGAATAGCATCAGGTCTTTGGTCGGGTAACTCATTGGCGTCCACTTCACCTTTGCCTCAGTAATGATTAATTCGTCTTTCTGCCGTTTAAACCAATCGCGTTGAACTTGCTGCTTTTCTTCAGGGGTCATTGGGATTGCTCCTGCCATGTCGCTATTCTCAGACGACAGGATGCCAATTGCTCCAATGTTTTCGAGTAGTACATTGCGCTTGTGGTATTGCGCTCGGATGTTTGACAGGGGGAAGCGTAAGGTCTCCACTCGGCTAACAGGTTTGATGATGTTCATGCCATCGTCAGTAGTAACATAGAGCATATCCACCCACTCTATTGCCTCCTTGTCTCCAGTGTCGTACACAAAGGTGAATTTGTCAACCATATCCTCGGCATCCATTTGCTTGAGTTTCTTTCCACTGAGGTGCATCTTGACCTTGTCAGCAGGAAGTGGTACAATCAGGTTTCGAATCCCACCCATCCGCGCAGGTGCATAAGCGAAGGCGTTGTTGTATAAGCCATCTTGTACGCTCATAGAATATACCACGTCTGCCCATGATTGAATGGCGTTCGGCTTGTCGATTAAGTCCAGTAGCCAATGTTTCTCGACTTTGTTTCCGGATGCATCATACAGGCATGGCTCATTGCTTGACATCATTTGCGCTCGTTTGTCGATTACGGCTCTGAGTTCGGGAATCTCAATGTATAGTTTCCACGCATCGTGAACGTCTATCCATACGGCTTCCTTCTTCCCCCATATCTGCGATTGGTTGACAGGAAGGATCGTTCG